CTTAGGTGTTCATAACTACCTCCCTCCGGGCCATTCATCCGGAAGGGTAAAATATATGGTGGAGCTTGCCCCTTCGCAATCAAGGGCATGGACAGGGTAACAACTCAAATCGGGGCTTATGGGAATAAGTAGCCGATACCATATTGAAGCACATTATTAAGACCGCTGAGTCGTTCTGAACTACCGGAGTCCCTTGTGGAGGCGTCGTAAGAATAGTGTGTTTCAATATGGTAAAATGAAAAAACAACGTATAGCCTTATTTCACAATCATCCGGAGTGCAGTGTAGAGTGTGCTCATGGCATTCTTAGAGCATTGGGCTTGGCTTACGATGTCGACGTAATTAATAGAGATGAATTGACTGATGCTATACTGAGTAAGTATAAGATGATAGCGTTTCCTGGCGGTATAGGTGACAGTAATAGGTACTATAAATTATTAGCCGATAAGCAAGATGTGATACAAAATCAAATTGCTAAAGGTAAACGATATCTTGGTATTTGCATGGGTGCTTATTGGGCCGGACCTCATTACTTTAATATACTTGAGAATGTTAATCCTGTACAATATATTAAAAGACCCAATGCTGAGACAAATAGAAGTTATGGTACGGTTGTTAATGTTACGTGGAACGGACATGATGAAGAAATGTTTTTCTATGATGGTTGTAGTTTATTAGGTGATTCTAATAATTTTGAAACTATTGCTACATATAGTAATGGTGATCCTGCAGCAATCATACAAAAGAATATTGGAGTAATAGGTCCTCATCCAGAGAGTGATATTTACTGGTATAAGAAAAAATTCTTAAAGCCATATTGGCATGAGTACAGACATCATACATTATTACTAAAATTTGTTAAACGATTAATGAGATAGGCCGCTCTGGTATTAAACTCGGATTGGTGAAATGGTATCATTCGTGCTTTGGGAGCATGAGGCGCAAGTTCGATTCTTGCATCCGAGACCAATAATGCCCCGGTGACGGAATTGGCATACGTGTATGACTTAGGATCATAATTTTGGGAGTTCGAGTCTCCCCTGGGGCACCAATCGCGGACGTAATTCAGTTGGTAGAATGTTTGCTTGCCAAGCAAAATGTCGTCGGTTCGAATCCGATCGTCCGCTCATAGGATATTTTATGAAAACGAAAAGCTTAGATTTAGGATGTGGGAAGGTTGTAAGAAATATTTTTAATGCCGATGAGTATTATGGTATAGATTTTGAAGAAGATCTACAAAAAAATATTTTTAAGTGTGATCTAGCTATAGAACCCATTCCATTTTCTGATAACTATTTTGATTTTGTAACAGCGTGTGATGTAATAGAACATATACCTAGAATAATCTATAATCCTAATCGTAGATTTAGTTTTGTGGAACTAATGAACGAAATTTACAGAATCCTTAAACCTAATGGAATTTTTTATAGTCACACACCAGCATTTCCACATAGCCAAGCTTGGAGAGATCCTACACACGTAAATATTATTACTGATGAAACGTTTCCCTTTTACTTTTGTAATGAAATGAATTATGCAATAAACTATGGATTTAAAGGTTGTTTTGAAATGATGGAACAAAAATGGAGTAATAATATACCATGGGTTCTTGAAACTACTTTAATGAAACCAAATAAAAACTTAAAATATTAGCCGAGTTAGCTCAGTTGGTAGAGCGGCACGTTTACACCGTGTAGGTCGGGAGTTCGAGACTCTCACTCGGCACCATATATATAGTATATCTTTGTCAAGGAATTACTATGGCCAGAACACCTAAAACAAAACCCACGGAATCCGCTAAAAAAGCACCAGCAAAAAAAGCTGCGCCAAAAAAAGAAATCCCAAAAACTGAACCTAAAGCTGAAGTAAAAGAATCTCCTAAGAAAGCTTATGGTACATACATGGATGAAAACGGCACAATAGATTGGGACAAACTTAAAGCATTGTTAAAATAAATATTTAGATGCCTAATCTAAATATATCTGGTCTTAAAATAACTGGTGTAAGTGTCGGAGCTTCTAGTTCGGGACCTACCGGTGATCTTTATTCCTTCACTACATTTACCTTTACTTCAGCAAATGTTGCTGGTAGAGCGGGACCTACTCTTTCTCAATGTTTAGCAAACTACAATACTGTAGATAATTCTTGGCTTAACAATACTAACTACTTTAATGTCCCGGTTCAAGGAATACAACTATGGACTGTGCCTAAATCTGGCACTTATAGAATAACGGCAGTTGGTGCAAGAGGTGGCAAAAATTTAAGCGCCAATCTTGAAGGAGGTCTAGGCGCACAAATAGTTGCCGAAATATCCTTAACTCAAAATGACAAAATAGCAATAGTTGTTGGACAAGAAGGAAGAGATAGAAGCAATTCTGCATTAATCGCAGGTAATTACGCAGGTGGTGGCGGAGGAGGTGGTTCATTTGTTTATGATAATGGTACCTCCACCTTTTACGTAGTTGCGGGTGGGGGTGGAGGAGCAGCATCGGCTAGAAATAATCTATTAACCAATCAATTTACTGCACACGGCAAAGGTAATACAATACACGGAACAAATGTTACGATTCAAGGTAGTTTTGTAGCCAATGGTGGTAGAGACGGAAGAGGTGGAAATGTAAGCACCAGAGGATCCTTGTTCGGTGGTCCCGGTGCAGGAATATTAACTGATGGTCAACTTGCAAATGGTTTGCAAGGAAGAAGTAAAGCCAATAATTGGATAGGTGGTAATGCAGTTTTTAACGCTAACATATCTGTACAAGGAGGATTTGGAGGAGGAGGTGCTGGTGGTGATGGTACAAATAATATTACTTATACTAATTATTCTTGGGCAGGTGGTGGCGGAGGATATAGCGGTGGTGGCGGCGGTGGAAATGGTGGATTAAGCGATGGGCAGTATGGAGGAGGAGGAGGTTCCTATACTCTATCAGGTTATGTAAGTAATATTTCTGGAACTAACAACGGAAACGGATACGTAATAGTTACTTTGATCACCTAAGCACTTGACGTGCTCAACTAAGTCTTTTATAATAATGGAACGCCCAGGTGGCGAAATAGGTGAAACGCAACAGACTTAAAATCTGTCACATTAGAAACACTGCGGGTTCGAATCCCGCCCTGGGTACCATATGAATAAAATTGCTGCATTTTACTTAATAGGTCAGTTTGGTGACAATTGGAAAGAATTATATAACCATCAAATAAATCTATTAGAAAAAAATGGTTTATATAACAATCTAGAATTCATAGATATTTATGTAATAGGTAAAGAACCTTTACCTTCTATCAGAGATAAATTTAATAATGTAACATATCTCGGATATCTTGAAGAAGAAATACCAAGCAACAAAAAATTATATAGAGCAGATAAAACAATATTTAAAAATATATGGTCCTTTTCTAAATTATATCAAGATTATAAAATACTTTTTTATCATGCTTTAGGTGTTTCATCTCCTAAAAATTCTTGGAGAACATATTTAGAAAACATCAATATTGGATACTGGAAAGAATGTGTAGAATTACTTAATTATTATGAGTGTGTTGGTACCGAATATGTACCTTTGGCATCATATAAAAATCACACTATCGAATTTCCTGCCCCTCATTATCAGGGTGGGTTTTGGTGGGCCAATGCAAATTATATTAAAAGATTAGATCCATTTTATTTTCATGCACCCGTAGAGATACAACAATTTTTAGGTGAATTATGGATAGGAACAGGTTCACCAAAAGCGTATAGTTTTTACAATACCGGTTTAGAAAAAAATTTAAGTTTAATAGACGTAGATTATCCTTATACTGATATATTATTTAATGCAAGGAAACATCTTAAACAGTTATCGCCCCCTTAGCTCATGCCTGGTTAGAGCAGCAGACTCATAATCTGTTGGTGCGTGGTTCGACTCCACGAGGGGGCACCAATTATTTTAAATTAGTGCTAAATAGATGAATATACTTTCTATATATGGATTACTAACATTAGATGGAGTTGATCCAAATAATCCCCGTGGATTGCAAGTTAAAAATGATGAATACATTGATACATGGGTGCATGATGCAGGATGTGCAATCATTAAGGATGGCATTCTAATGTCAGCAATCTTAGAAGAAAGGTTGACTAGAATAAAAAGTGAAGGTAGATTTCCAAATTTATCTATAGGCTATGTATTAAAAGATGCTAATCTTAATTATGATGATATAGATTTGGTTGTTATGCCTTCCTGCCCTGTTAGTCATTTTTATAAGTATATGTGTGAAGGTTTTATTCATAAACATATAAAAAATATGTTTCCAAATGCTACGTTACATTTTTTGGATCATCATTTATGCCATGCCGCATCCAGTGTATTAACTTCTAACTTTGAAGAAGCTGAGTTTTTTGTCACAGATGGATCAGGTTCGTTATTTCATAGTGAATCATATGAACTTATACAATATATAGTAAGTAGTTTAGGATTATATCTAAAAGATAAGAAAATTTTTAGAATTTATGATGGTGGTCCTTGTCAAAATGCTAATAATTTTGGTATTTTTTATGCAGAATTATCAAGATTGCTACTTTTTTATAAATATGAGGATTCATCTAAAAGCTTTTCGAAAAATATTGAAAGAGAAACAGCGTCAGGAAAAATTATGGGGCTATCTGCTTATGGTGAAACTAAAAGAACAAAAAATTATTTAAATGATTCATTCAAGCAATTAAAAAGATATTTAGAAAACAAAACTTTATCCTTTAATGTTTTTGCTAAAACTAAACATGGAAATATTGGATTACAATCAATTTACAATAATTTTTATAGACCAGGTATAACTAGCTTTTTAAATATTGATAAAATACAACAAGACGCTATAGATTTTAGTGATTCTTCTATAGAAGAATCTGCTTATCTTTTACAGGGTGTTTTTGAGATAGGTATGTTTGCCCTTATAAATTTACTTAAAAAATCAGAACATCTACAAAGAAATGTTTGTTTTTCTGGTGGTAGTTTTTTAAATGTTTTATCTAATACTAGGATAAGAAAGTCTAATCTATTTGAAAATATTCATATTCCCCCATACACTTCTGATAGTGGTATGGCTATAGGCGCAGCTTTGTTTGCTTGTTTTAAATGGGATAGAATCCCTATTATGCCAAAGAATATAGCATTATTGGGTCGAAAGTATTCAGAATTTGAAATACTACAAAGTCTACAAAACAGTAATTTACAGTATATAAGATTCGATAATTTTAAACAATTGTGTGATGAAGTATCGCACCTTTTAAATAAAAATAAAATCGTAGCTTGGTTTCAAGGTAGATCTGAATCTGGACCTAGAGCATTAGGATCAAGATCTATTTTAATGAATCCTAAACCTGCAGAAAATAAAGATATACTAAATTTCCGAGTCAAACATAGAGAATACTGGAGACCTTATGCTGGTGCTATTCTTGAAGAGTATCTCACAGAATATTTTGAAGAAGATTTCGATTCGCCATATATGTTATATTCATACACTACTAAACCTAATAAAAGAGAATTTATACAAGCAATTAATCACGTTGATAATACTTGTAGAGTACAAACTTTGAATAAAGAACTTTATCCAGAATTTTATGAGTTAGTAGATAGTTTTCATAAGATATCTGGAGTCCCAATAGTTTTAAATACTTCTTTTAATGACAATGGAGAACCAATTGTAGAAACTCCAGAACAAGCATTTAAAAGTTTCATTAAAATGGATATAGACGCATTAGCAATAGGAAATTTTTTAATTACTAAAAGGATAGAAAATGAGTGTTACAACCAAAATTACGTTTAAAGATTTACCAGAAACTAATATAACAGGTGTTACTGGATTAGGTAGTGCTGATTTTGTTGGTGATGGCCGCATGGATATTTTAATTGAGGTTACTGGTACATCTGATCTTGATACTATAGATTTGGTTGTAAAAAAATCAGATATAAATGTTTATAAAGGTGCAGAATCCCATATTCTAACTCATAATGATTTACCTGACGTTGTGCTTTCAGCTAAGAGCGTTGAAAGAATCAATTTTAAAGATAAATCATTAGCTTTGGATGTTAAAGGTGCTGCGGGTGAAGTATATGCTTTACTATGTACAGCATTTGGTAAAGCAGATGTTACTCCTACAATGGTCGGCAGTTATCTTTTTCAGAAAGATACTTATACGAGATTAGGTACTGCTAAGGTTGACGAATTGCTTGCTAAGAATATTCTTGATAGTGCAGCTTATAAACAAGATGCAATGGGATCAAGTAACGAAACATTCGTTAAACAAGTTTACAAGAATGTTCTTAATCAGACTCCAAGTTTTGCAGACTTAATGTATTTTGTTATGGAGTTAGATAAAGGTACATTTACGCAACCACAATTACTTGAAGCAGCAAGTAATTTGGAATTGACCAGAATTAATATCGGTTTAGTTGGGTTAGAGACTACGGGGATTGAATATATTCCTGTAGGTGGCTAGTGCGGGAGCGGGTCTCCCGCTTTCGATGAGGTTAAAATGAAAATCAATTTAGAACAAGTAAAAACATTTATAGACAATCAAGGTCCAGAAACTAAAATTTATATTGGTTGCGATTCTGAAAGATATCGTAGAAACAATGTATGGTACGCTGATTACATTCTAGCTATAGTAGTCCATATAGATGGAAAACATGGTTGTAAAATCTTCGGTGAAATTATAACAGAAAGAGATTATGATCAAAAAGCATCTAAACCTACATTTAGACTAATGAACGAAGTATACAAGATCGCTGATCTATACATGAAACTTGCAGAAGTTCTAGTTGATAGAGAAGTTGAAGTGCATCTTGACATTAATCCTGACGATGATCATGTAAGTAATGTTGTTCTGTCTCAAGCAGTGGGTTATATTAAAGGTACTTGTAATGTAATACCTTTAGTTAAACCAAATGCTTTTGCGGCATCGTATGCAGCAGATCGTCTAAAGGAACTTAAAATCGCATAGGAATATTATGGCTAGAATTACATCCGAAGTTGCTTCAATTAAAATTGGTAATAAGTATGATATGGTACTAATTGCTGCAGCAAGAGCACGTGAATTAAGAAGAGGCGATGCTCCAAAGTTTCTTACGAAAAATAAACCTATTGTAACAGCTATTAGAGAGATTGAGCTTGGGCTAGTCGGAAGAGAATATCTAAGGAAGTTAAGAGATGGTACTGACCGAAAATTGCAAAACCGCACTAATAAACGAAAGGGGTAATGGTTTTAGAGTTACACTTCTCAACCATTATTTTGAAACCGAAGAAGAATTTTACTTTGATACCAAAAAAGAAGCTGAGGAATTTGCTAGCTTTTGGCTAACTTCAGATTGACCTTGGTATCTTTTTATAATATAATAAGTGTATGGTCGTATTGCACACCTTAGTTGCAATGATTTTTATGGAGTAATTATGTTAAAAACTCGTGTATTGAAAGTTCTACAATCTGGTCGTCAATTTACCCCTGCTCAACTTGCAGGTTTGACTAACAGTTCTGAGGACAGCATTCGCCCTCGCATTAGTGAGCTGCGTGCAGAAGGTCACGCAATCTACACTAACACTACTAAAAACGGCAAGTCTGCTTATCGCCTAGGCAAACCAAGTCGCGCTATGGTAGCAGCTGCATACAAGCAGTCTGGTAGCGAGGCATTCTCCGCCTAAATTAAATATTATGCTCAGCCTTTATTATGAATACATTTGATTTTACTGACAAAGCAATAGTTAAAGAAGCCAGACGTCTAAATCTTGTAAAAAAAGTAGGCGAAAGGCAACTAACTGAAGATGAATCTACTTTATTAAAAGCATTTACTAAATGGGAATATCAGCTTAAGAAAGAAAAACTTGCATCTTTACCTGAAAGTAAATTGAAAAAACTAAAGGAAAAGCATGGTGCAAGTTATCGTAAACGAAAAGCTGATCCTTTAAGATTTGGTAAAATGGAACATTCTGCTCTCAAAACAAGAGCAAAGACCAAAGATTTAAAATTTGATCTTACACCCGAGTATATTCAAAAGAAATTTGATGAATGTGAAGGTAAATGTGCTATTACTAAATTTCCTTTTAGTATGGAAATGGGGACAAAAGGTAAACGAAATCCTTATAGACCCAGTGTAGATCGTATAAATTCAAATAAAGGATATGTCAAAGGTAATATTCAAGTTGTGCTGGCAATAGTTAATACGATGAAAATGGATTATACCGATGATGTTCTACATCCCGTAATAAAGTCCTGGGCAGAAAATATTTAAAAAAAGAGCCGGTTTATCCGGCTCTAACCATGTAATAGGCTTCTATAAATATAAAATAAGGAGCAAGCATGGCATTTACATTTATTCCTAAAAATTATGCTGAAGTAGCGGGGATACCTGCTTATAAAAAATACGTAGAAGATTACTTTAAATTATTCAATCATTTTGAACAAAAATATCCCAGTATTAATTTTCCATTTGCTCTTGATACAACTGCTCCAAGTAAAGTAAAAATTACTCGAAGAATATCTCCTTTGAATTTACAAACACTTAAAAGTGGTTTAAAAATAAACTTATCTATGGCATTTGGTGAAGGATCCCGTAAAGGAGCATCTACTGAAGCCAGAGTAAATTTAGGAACAAAGTTTGAATCTGATCTTGTTAATGATATAAACAAATACATTAGAGGCGAAACTGTATCAGATAAAAAGATAGAAAAATTTATAATGGAGTTCGTTAAATACTATAAGTTAACGACTTTAGATAGAGTTATACCAATGGGCGAATTGAATCAGAAACGACCATTACAATTTACTACGTCTGGGGTGTATATAGGTACTACCGGTGACCCAAATATTGGTAAAATAGTTACTGATATAAATGTAGAAGGTACCCAAAAAAATATGGGTAAAACTGTATATCTATCACTTAAGTACGGTAAAAAAGTTACATTTGCTAATCCCGGGGTGGCTACACTTTTTCCTGAGAAAGATTTTAAAGCAAATAAATTAAATAATCCCAATGCACATGTATTGATGGATATGTTTGGAATGAGTGAAGCTAAATTTATAGCTACCTTTGAAGCATATGGTGCAGGAAAGATGTTTAAAGATACTGAAAATACCTTTGGGAAAATTAATAAGACTTCTCTGCAAAACTTTATAAAGAGCGGTATCGGTTACGGATATCATATGGTTCATCTTTTAGGTGCAAGTATTAAGCATAAGGAGATGACTAAATCTTATTTAGACCAAGCGTCCATGCCAAAATCTTGTACTGTATATTATGGTGGTTTGGGCACAGGTGCTGCAGGAAAAAGAGTAGATATTATTGTAGAAACAAATTCGTATAAGCTACAATTTAATCTAAGATCAAAATCAGGTGGGTTGTATCCTACACATTTAATGATTGACTACGAATACATCTAATGCTTACTTTTAAATCACTTATCTCCGAACAAGAAAATACTAATGAGCAACTAGCTCATTTAGATCATCCATATCAAATGCATGTTCTTTATGGAAAGAACGGTGCCGAGTCTGCTATTAGAGATCTTAAAGCGACTCACGAATATTTTAAGACAGGCAAATCAACCAAAGTATATACTTCTCGCAAGGTTGATGGTGGTGTAAGTGTTATAATGAAAAACCATCCAACATTTGGATTTTCAGTATCAACTAAGTCTGCCTTTAATGTTAATCCGAAGATAAACTATACCGAAGAAGATATTGAAAAAAACCATGGCCATGCTCCAGGTTTAGCCGCTGCATTAAAACATGTACTAAAGCATGGTAAAGATTTTGTTAAACCCGGACATACTGTTCAAGGTGATTTACTTTATACTAATGATGAAAAGAAAAGTACACCAGGTGATCCAGAACTAAAAGATGAACATGTATCTTCTACACCTAACAGAATAGAATATAAGCATACAGGCAAACCAAAGAAGTTTGGCATTGCTTTACATACTGAGTATGAGGGCAACAGTGCTAAGTCTGGGGTATCACCGAAAGCTATTAATCCAAGTAAAAATGTATTTGTAGCCGATACTTCATATGAACCTAAAGCTGCACATTATGAACAAAAGCATCAAGACATTGCAGAGAAACATTTGAAAGCAGCAGAAGAAATAGTTAAAAAGAATCCTGTGCATTTTGATATCTCTAAAGAACATAAAGAGCATTTGCTTACTTATATGAATTCTTTAAGATCAGAAGCAGGTCCTCTTGCTCCTCCTACTCATGAAGGATACAAAGAGCATCTAAAAAGAATAATGGAGAAAAGACAAGCAGCCGTAAAGACAGAGAAATCTAAATCAGAAAAAGGTGCTGCTTTTCAAAATATGATGAATGAAGTTGATAGAGATAAAGCAAAATTTAAATCTATATTTGATTTTCATAATCACATCAATAAAGTTACCGAAGCATTAACATCTACTTTGCATCATAATAAACCCAGTAACTTTACTACGCATATTGATGGATCACCGAGTACCGATGAAGGAATTGTAGTAGCCGATAAAAAGACAAGAAACATTCGTTTTAAACTTGTTCCTAATCATATTGCTGCAGCACTTAAATATAATCCTCGATTTCCTAAGCGCTTATGATATTAAACAGGCTACATAGAGAAGTATAACACCGTGTCAATACTATGTCTATAAAAAACATTAAAGAAAAAGAGCTTTTGATTAACTTATCCAAAACATTTGGGCAAGACATCGATCCTTCTATAGTTGAGGAGGTAAATAGACAAAAAGAGTTTGAAAAAAGTATTAAAGATTCTGCAAGAAATAATTGGATCAAAGACCTACAAGAAGCACTGTCATCTATAAAGCAAGATGTAGATGAAATAAAAGAACAAACTAACTATCCTGTGCCTCCATCCTTAGATGAACTGGAGGCATTTTTATCTGAGACAACGGAGGAAGTAAATGACCTGGTTTCGCAACCACAAAGCGGGGAAAGTGCCACCGAGTCTGTTGAATCAGAACAAGCACCAGAAACAATCATTGAAAGAACAGCAAGAGCAATCAAAGTCAACGAAAACTCCTTCCAACAACCCAGCCCACCCGCCCCAGACGCCCAACTAAAATCTTTAGTACAGAAGGTAAGATTCTTAGAACAATGGCTCGGGAAGGTATCGGTGGCAGGTCCAGGTGGAGGAGAATCAAGTCAAGCAGGATTGTATATGCCTATTAGAGCAGTAACTACGAATAGTTATACTGCAACATCTAAAGATTATTATATCGGAGTAAACTACGCAGGAGCGGTTACTATTTACTTGCCCATAGCTATGAATCCGGGTAGAAAGTTTACAGTAAAAGATGAACTAGGTGAAGCGTCAAAAGGAACCAATAGACATATTACAGTTATGTCTGCAGGATCGGATAAAATAGATGATAGAGATAAAGCTATATTGGCATACGATTATGGCTCGCTTACTTTTGTATATAGACCAGGTAATTGGAGAGTGGTATAATGTCACATTTGTATGATCAAAGCCCATTGGGCAAAGGATTTAGTTTAGATATGTTTGGTCGCCTTAAAACAGGCGAGGCATTTACTATTTTTGATTCATCAAATAGATACAAAAACAGTAATGATTTTTCTAATTCTAGTACTAATGGTAATCTTACCTATAACGCAAATACTTCTACTGTAAAATTAAATGTGAACCAGGCTAGCGGAGATAAAGTTTATTACGAGACTAAAAAGGTTTTCCCTTATCAACCGGGGAAAAGTTTACAAGTATTGCAAACATTTAATTTTAATTCTGCTAAAGCAAACCTAAGACAACGAGCAGGATATTTTTCTACACAAAATGGATTCTTTTTAGAACAAGATGGATCCAATATTTGTTTGGTTAAAAGGTCATATGTAACAGGTAGTGTAGTAGAAACAAAAGTTACACAATCTACATGGAATCAGGATAAACTAGATGGGACAGGAGTATCCGGATTTACTTTAGATTTATCCAAAGTTCAACTAATGTTTTCTGAATACGAGTGGTTGGGAGTAGGATCAGTTAGAATGGGTTTTGCCATAGATGGAAAATTTATTATTGCTCATCAATTTGATCATGCTAATAGAACAAATTCCACGTATATTACTACTGCTACTTTGCCTGTAAGATATGAAATAGAAAATACGGGGACTACTGACAGCAATTCCGCATTAGAACAAATTTGTTCTACAGTAATTTCCAATGGTGGATATGAAAGATTTACTGAAGCTTGGACTGCAACTAGAACAACTGGGATTTCTAGTGTTGCTGTAGCTTCTGGGTATGCTCCTATAGTAAGTATAAGATTGGCAAGTAACAGAACGGATGCTGTGATTTTGCCCTCAGACATACATGTTACTGGGGACGGTAACGGATCAATCTATGAATATGCTTTAATTAGAAATGCTAGTATATCAGGCGGAGTATGGTATACCCATACGGATAGCGGAGGTAATATAGAATATAATTCTAATGCTACATCAATGTCTGGCGGAACAGTTGTTCAAGCAGGTATATTTGTAAGTACTACTCAAAGTGCGGGACAAGCTGCTTCTTTAGGCGAATTTAGGTTTGATCTACAACTTGGCAGAGATCAAACACCTACATCAGATACCATTACATTAAGTATACGACATCTTAATACTGGCGGAACTGTATATGGATCATTAGGTTGGATTGATCTAGTTTAACCAAATAATAAATAAATGATACTTGTAACAAGACTATATTCTAATGGAAAAAACCGCTGTAGTAGCCTGGGGTAGAGCTAATCCGCCCACAATCGGACATCAAAAATTGTTCGACAAAACCATTAAACACGCAAAAAGTGTCGGTGGTGCTCCTCACATCTACGTATCCCATTCGCAGGATAGCAAGAAAAATCCTCTTTCCGCTTCAGAGAAAGTAGGATTGATCAAAAAAGCATATAAAAATCATAGTAATTTAAGCGTAAGATCCTCAAGCAAAGAATCTCCGAGCATATTAGATATAGCAAAAAAGCTACACGGCGAAGGCTATCACCATCTTCACGTAGTTGCCGGGTCTGATAGAGTAGAAGAATACCATAATTTATTGCACAAATACAACAATAAACCTGATCATTATCATTTTAAATCTATAAAAGTTGTATCTGCTGGGCGTAGAGATCCTGATGCTGAAGGTGCCTCTGGAATGTCCGGAACCAAACTTCGATCACACGCTTTAGCCGGTAACAAAGAAGAATTCAAGAAAGGCATGATGCATGGATTATCCGATTCAGATAAAGAAGACGTCTACCATAAAGTCAGAGCATCTTTAAAAGAGGATTACGAAAATCCAAATAGATTTGATTGGGGTACTCCCGCAGGCACTAAGTACATGCTTAATATGATGCCTAAAGGAGAAATCAAATGCCCAGAAGGTGAATATTGGTGTAATACTGATGGTAAATGTAAACCAATAAGTATAAGAGAAGAAATGAATCTAAGAGAAAAATATGTGATGGGTCACATTTATAAATTAAATGAAAAAGTTGAAACAGTGGAAGGCGTAGAGGGCGAGATAGTATACAGAGGTTCAAATTACGTTACACTACAATTAGAAGATAAAACAACAATTAAGCGTTGGATTACAGATATAAACGAAGAAAAATATAGAACACAAACAGGTGCACTAAAACAAAGACCAAGTTTTAAACAGTTTCCAGATGTTAATAAAAAGAATGCTCCTAAAGGAGTAGCCTCGCCCTCTGAAGTTAAAAAACATCAAGATGCTGCTAAAGAAAAAATTAAATCTAATCCAAACGATCCAAGTTTATTGAAGCAGTGGCCTACAGATAAAGGTGTAAAAACTAAACCATCGGTTTATACTAAAGCGTATAGAGAAAGACATGGGATGAAATCTGAGGATGTCGTTCCTTATTTACTTATGTCACCGGAACAAAAACAATTATTTGCTGAAGAAAATAATCAACTTGAATATGGTGGTTATAAAACTAAACACTTTGATGCTAGCCCAGAGGCTAGAGCAAAGTTTCAAGAACTTATTAATAAGGTTGGTCCTTATGAGGCGCCTCCTGGTCCAAATGAACCTGTGCTTGCTAAAGTACAAGCAGGTATAGCAATGAAGCCTCAGAATGTAAGACATATGCAATTTAGACAGTATACGGAGTTATAATGAATCCATTAGCAGAAGCACTTAAAAAAGCTTTAGGTGACACATTTAATTTTTATTTAAAAGCACAGTATTATCATTGGAATGTAGAAGGTATAAATTTTCATCCTTTACATGAATTATTTGGAAATATTTACGAAGATGCTCAAGGAGCAACAGACACCATTGCTGAACTTATTAGAACATTAGATGTAAGAGCACCAGGACATAAAGAAAGTTCCATGGTATCTAGTATAATGACAGACGGTGACGTGCCCGATGGTAGAACAATGGCAGCTAATTTAGAAGCAGATAATAATCTAGTTATCATAGCATTAATGTCTGCGTATAAAATTGCTGAAGAACAAGGCGAAATTGGTATTTCTAATTCCCTACAAGGCAGAATAGAAACACATCAAAAGCATGGATGGATGCTTAGAGCTACTGCAAAATGAATAAAGTACACGTTGATCACGAATTACTAAGAGCAGCATTACAAGCTACAGATAATTATCTTGGTGTTCTCAAAGCATCAAGAGAGGCAGGCACCGAGCAACATATTCATGATTTTACTCAGCATTATACTAATGCCCATTCTGCATTGAAGGCATTAAATGCTATAGATGAACATGAACCTTATATGAAAGGTCACGTAGGTGAAATGATTAAAAATGCTAAAGATGAAGATTTAACTTTAGCAGATGAACCTTATACTCACGCTCCAAAAGGCGCCGGTGAAGCAGATGAATCAGTAGAAGTGGAGGGCGAAATGCTGGATGAATCTTCAGAAACAGCACTAAGAAATAAGGCATCAAAATCTGGTGTATCCTTAGGTACTCTAAGAAAAGTATTTAAAAGAGGTGTAGCTGCATGGAGAACGTCACATAGACCAGGAACTACACCTACTCAATGGGGTTTAGCAAGAGTAAATTCATATATTATGAAGGGCAAAACATACCACACTGCAGATAAAGATTTGAGAGAAGATTCTTTGTCCTTTAAGTCATTTGTTACTGAAGATATTACTGAAGCACAACTTGATGATATAGTAAATAATTTAGAATGGCATGACATTGTAGAACTTTATAACGATGATGAAGTAGAATTCGAAGGTAATGATCCAGAGGTGATTGATGAAAAAATATCACCTATGTCAAGAATACAACGTAGAATGCGATTTGCCAGAACATCATCTAGACGTGATGTTGCTAAGATGATAAAATTACGTAGATCATCTGATGTAAAAACACTTCAAAAAAGAGCGCATAAAGCAGCTCGTAGAGCTTTGATGAATAAGTTTTTAAGAGGTAGAAATAAAGCACAATTATCTGCCCAGGAAAAAGATCAGATTGAGGCGCAAGTAAATAGAATGGCAGCATTACAAGCAAATCTCGCAGTTAAAATGTTACCCAAAGTAAGAGAACTTGAAAAGAAAAGATTAGCTAAACGATGATAAATTTTAGAAACTATATTCTAGAAGGTCAATTCAGACTTAATGATGATGAGGAGCGTGTACCACCTAATGCTGAATTAGATGATATGCGTGCTACAATTATTCCTAGTTGGGAGATGTTTGACCATAGAATATTAGAGGCTAAATATATTGCCAAAGATCATAGACAAGCAGTAGAATTTATTAGTTTTATTAATAGAAAAAGCGAAGAACTAGATCATTTTGCTCTTATAAAGCAAGATGTAACTGAAGTAACAATTAGAACTACTACATCAGATGTTAAGGGTTTAACAATACTAGATTTTAAATTAGCTAAAGCTATAGATGATTATGCTAAGGCAAACGATATAGTACAAGAAAGAACAAAGGGCATTTTCGGCGATGAAAAAATTTAATAGTTTACGTTTAGAACTATATGAAGCCACATGTCCATTGGCAACTATGGATTTGCATGAGAATGTAAGAAATAGACAGCATGCTATAGATGAATATCTATATGGTCCAGCTAATCCAAATGAACCTGGAGATCACTGGGATAAGGTAGCAAAAGTCTGGGGTATCAGCGTAGAAAATGCGAAGACTATGACTTGTGGTAATTGCGCTGCTTTTGATATTTCTGATAAAATGCGTAAATGTATTGAAGTGGGTATGCAAGGCACTGAGAAAGCTGCAGATGCAATGGCCACTGCAGAAAAAGCTGATTTGGGTTACTGCAATATATTACATTTTAAATGTGCTGGTACCAGAACATGTAAGCTATGGTTAACAGATGGTCCTATAGATAATAAAGACCGCACAATGTAATGTTTCAGATTCAAAAAATAGATTTTATTGCTGATCCTGTTGTAAATGTAGAAATAGATGATTTTCATTATGATGACCCAAAGGCAATAGATTTTTTTGATAAAGATGGATATGAATTAACTAGACTTGAGCAGGCATATTATTCAGCTCAAGGATATAAGGTAATTAAATATACTGCAGATCATCCAGGTATATTTCAACCTTGGATAAGTGTAGAACATGATAAAATAAGTGTAGATCATAGTTGTGCAATGTATCGTTGTAATTTTGAGGACGATGCTAAAGAACAAATTGAAAAGCATAGATTAAATAACCATAGAATAGGTTGGTTATTAACTAGCAAAAAGAAATGGGGTTTGGATTTAGATATAGATTATTGTGATGATGAAATAGCTTTAGAAGTACTACATTTAGAATGGGATAGTCCCAATGTAGACTTTATAGAAGAAGAAAGAATAAAAGCTGAGCAATTAGTTTTAAATACAGACTGGGTAGATGCTGCTAAAAAATTATGGACTTTGCGAGATGAATGGCAAAATCTTAAAGGCTGGTATGCTCAGGCACATTGGAAGGCAAATTATTTCGGATTAGAGAGGCCTTGGTACTAATGAAATCGTTTTTCAAACTTAGAGAAGAATTAGATTCGTGCTGTGATGAATGCGCGGATGACACCTTGTATGGTTCAGTCGAAGAAGACTTTGAACCAACAGGCGAAGAACAATACGAAGATTGGGATGAAATGAATGAAGGTGGTCTATGGGCAAATATTCACGCCAAGCGACAAAGAATTAAAGCTGGTTCCGGAGAACGTATGCGTGAACCAGGCAGCAAAGGAGCTCCTACTGCATCAGCTTTAAAAAGAGCAGCTGAATCTGTAGACGAAGCTACTACACCGTTACAATTTATTCTTAAAAATCCTGGTAAAGAATATCCTCCATTTGATCCAGATCCTCCAAAGAAAAATCCTGGATTCGTTAAGGGTAAAAAAAGTTTTAGTGGCTTAGCTAGACATCTGGCTAAAACTGCTATGAATAAAGCTGCAAATGTGAAAGAAGAAATAGATTTAGATGAAGCTAAAGATACTGACAAGTATACCTATATAGATCAGTCTGGAGGTCAAGTAATAAAAGGAAAATCAGGAACTTATGTTGGCTATACACATTCTGCCACTAAAGGCAAAGGTGCCAACATTCTAAAACATAACCAGACTAAAAAGTATTATGCAGCAGGCGGTTCTTCTACTGCATTTACTGCAAAAACTACACTACATGATACACCTGAAGATGCGGCTAGAGCATATCACAAAGGTAATCTAGCTGAAGCTATCAAGAAACCTAATGCTACTACTCGTCATTTAAGAGATTATCCAGTTAGTGATAAGGACGTGGCCAAGCCTGTTAAGAAACCTGAAAAGAAAAAACCAGAACAAGGTGTGGCGGAAGGCTTGAATGAGATGGATAAATCACAAACACCACCTGGTCGTGACGGTGGACACCAATTTGGACCTGGACCAAAAGTATCTAAA